CGCGCTGGCCAGGATGCTGGTGCGGCACGACGTGGCGCACGGCGACGGCGCCTACCAGGCCGGGCAACGCTACCTCGCCGCCTTCCGCGACGGACTGCTGCAGGAGACGCAGTGAGGCCGCAGGACGCCGCCGCCGGATCTCCCGCTAAAAAAAACAAGGAAAATCATGACCGATGAAGGAAAAAAACTGCTGCACAAGCAGATCGCGGCGATGTCCAGCGTGCTGGCCGAGGCCTGCATGCACGCCTGGCAGGCCGAGGACATGACGCTCGACCTGTACGACCTGACCGTGGCCCTGGCGCTGACCATGCGCGGGCTGGCCGCAGTGCGCCAGCAGGCCGAGGACCTGAGCGCGGCCGACGCCGACGCCCAGCTGCGCAGCGCGTTCGAGTTCGCCATGCGCCAGCAGGTGGGCGCGATGCGCTTTGACAGCGAGGCGGACATGCGGGCGTGGCTGGCCGAGCAGGAGCAGGCCGCCGACGAGGGCGGGACGGTGCACTGATGAAAGTGCTGTTCCTCGACATCGACGGCGTACTCAACAGCGACCGCACGGCGTTCGCCCACGGCGGCTACCCGCACAATTTCAGTCCCGACCACCTGGCGTTGTTCGACCGCACCGCGATTGCGCTGGTGCGTCGGCTGTGTGCCGACCACGGCGTGCAGATCGTGCTGTCCTCGACCTGGCGCTACCATTTCCCGGTCTGGAAGGTGGCCGAGGGGCTGGATCTGCCGGTGATCGGCCACACCCCCAAGCCGGCCGATTGCGAGTACATGAACCGGGGCCGCGAGATCGCGCTGTGGCTCTCGGAGCACCCCGAGGTCACGCACTACGCGATTGTGGACGACATCAACGCCATGCTGCCCGAGCAGCAGCCCTACTTCGTCCAGACCGACGAGCGCGACGGGCTGTCGCTGGGCGACTACGCCCGGCTTGCCCATATCCTGAACGACCCTGACCTTGCCCTGACCGAACCTTCAAACCCATGAACGACGAACACGACGAACTGCTGGCACTGCGCGCCCGCGTGGCCGAGCTGGAACGGGAGCGCGATGCCGACTACCACCTCGCCATGCGCCAGGGGGAACTGCTGACCGGCGTGGCCAACGCCTTGAAGGGCAAGCCGCGCCGGCTCCATTCCCACTCGCACGCCGACCTGCCCGAAGTGGCGGCGAGCGCGGCCGCCTCGCTCGAGGCGCTGCGCCAGGCCGTGGGGCCGGTGGCCCTGTGGTGGGCCATGGTGGAGGCGCAGAGCGAGCTGGCCGGCAAGCCGATCCCCGACGATGCGCCGGTCCTTCACTTCATGGGCTCCGGCGCGAGCACGATAGTCACGGCCGGGGAGCTGCGCGCGCTCTGCCAAGCCAACTCGCCTGCTCCTGCGGTGCCGGAAAGCGGTGCGCCATGACCGAAGCCGTGCCTGCCCTGCGCCCCACGCTGCTGCTGCGCCTGCAGTTCATCGAATGCCTGCTCGACCACTACGGCACGGTCAACCGCGGCGTGATCATGGACTACTTCGGGCTGTCGATGCCGCAGGCCAGCAGGGACATCCACATGTACCTGGACCTAGCGCCGGGCAATGCGAGCTACGACCTGTCGGCACGCGCCTACCGCCGCAGCGAGTCGTTTTACCGCCTGTGGCCGGAGGCTCAGTCATGACCGAACGCGACCTCGTGCTGAACGCGTCGCTGGCGGCGTTCCTGCAATACGACCTGGAGCGCGCGGGCCAATACTTGCCGATCTGGACCGTGACGGCCAACCCCGACGACTACCCGGACCACTTCGCCGCGCGCCTGTTCCTGACGGGCAACGGCCCGGCGGCCGGGCGCAGCCGGTACGTCCTGCTGGGCACCACCCTGGACGAGCTGCGCGCCCAGCTGCCGGAGCACCTGTCCCGGCTGGCGCGTGACCCCGAGGACGACCCGGTGATCGTGGAGAACTGGCTGTGAGCCGCAAACCAGGCGATCGGGGCGCACCAGCCATGAGCGCCATGGACAAGGGCGAGCATTGATGAACGACCGCGAATCCTACGACGCCTGGGCGCGCGCCCGGCGCGCGAGCAGCCGGTTACGCAACATGGCGCCATCGCCAGGAGTGACCAAGATCAAGACCGCCGCCGGCGTGCGCGTCGTCGTGCGCCTCGGGTCGGCCACCAGCCGCAATGCGCGCGAGGGCAGCTACGCCGGTCAATTCCAGGGCCGCCACCTGCGCACCAAGGCGCCGCCACACGGCCTCCCGACACCCGATTCCGACGCGGCATGGTTTCTAGCCTCGCGTCGCGCCGGGGTCTATCTGTTGACACACCACCCGCGCTATGTCGCCAAGGCAGAAAGGTAAATGATGGAACTCATGGACAACATGAGCGATAGCCGCAACCAGCGCGAGGGACGCTATGCCGGAAACATCGCGCCGATGTTTGCCGACTGCCCGGCGAATGTCGTGCTGCCGGCCGCGTTCCGGCTCGCGCTGGGCCTGGGGCTTGACCCTGCCACCGCTGGCCCGCAGGACGGCGACAGCGGCCCGTAGGTTGTGTCGCGACAAGGGGGCAGCTCGGCACGCTGCTAGAATCGCAGGGTCAACCTTGCACTATCAAAACCCGGAGTCTGTCCCATGCGCCTGAAACCCCTACTCGCGAAGCTGCGCCGCAACAAGTTGGCCGACTGGAACGACCTCGCCTGGATCGTGGGCGGCTACCTGCTGCTGGGAATCTTGACAGCGATGTTCGCGCTGGCCTGCTCGATGGGCAAGCCCTCGGCGGCGATCCAGCTGTTCATGTTCTGCACGGTACTGCTGTACGTGCTGCCACCGCGCTCGCGCTGATGGCCCGCCAACGCGTCAGGCGGGCCGTGGTGCCATTTATTCGGGCTGGTTGAGGTAGGCGTACAGCGTGGCGCGGCTGATGCCCTGGTCGCGCGCAATGACCGCCTTGGGGATCTTGTTCGCGACGAGCTTGCGGATCGCTTTCAGCTTGTCCTTATCCACCACTGGCTTGCGGCCCTTGTACTTGCCCTCGGCCTTGGCCAGAGCGATGCCCTCGGCCTGGCGCTCGCGGATCATGGCGCGTTCAAATTCCGCCACGGCACCCAGCATGGCCAACAAGAGCTTGTCGGTAGGCGACGAATGGCCGGCGAAGGTCAGGCCGTCCTTGACGACGACCAACGTGACGCCCTTCGCTTCTAGGCGCTCGACCAGGGCCAGCAGGTCGGACAGGCTGCGCGCCAGCCGGTCCATGCTGTGCACATAGATCGTGTCGCCCTCGCGCACGTAGTCGAGCATGGCGCGCAGGCCGGGGCGGTTCGTGTCCTTGCCGCTGCACTTGTCCGTGAACACCTTGTCGAGCGCCAGCCCGTCGAGCTGGCGCGCGAGGTTCTGCTCGGTGGTCGAGACGCGCACGTACCCGACCGATTGCCCAGGCGTGCCAGCGTTAGGCCGGGTTGCCATACAGCTCTCCACAGTGTTCGCATGGCGTGTCAGGCGGCAACTTGCCGTCTGCATCCGACCACGAGTGGACGCCGCCGGCGCAGTCGGGTAGCTCGGCCAGCGAATCAATAATGTCGTTGCCGCGCTCGACGCTTTGCGCTTCCACCGTGCCTGGATCGACCCCGCGCAATTCCTTCGGGTTCCAGATAACCACGGCATACCCAGCGATGCGCAATTGGGCGATGGCTCTTGCTTGATCCTCGTTCATCATGGCTTACTCCTAGTCAATCCAGCGCGGGCGCGCTGTCTGAATAGGATCATAGACCCGCCAGCATACCTGTTCAACAATACCCAACCAAACCTTAACCGGACACAAATTAGAGCGGGAATATCTGTCGCGGTAGGGTGTACCCAAACCAAACAGCATCTTGCGGCAACTCTAGCGCCGAGTCAGCGGCCTCAGCCATACATCAATACCGCTATGTAGCACGACGCTACATTGATCTCACGGCACCGCGCTGGGCGGGGCCACAATGAGGAGCGCCACCATGGACGACCTTTACCCCTCGCTGGCCGAGGACGAGCGGCTGATGTTGATGCTGCTCTCCGATGCCATGATCGAGCAGCCGGCACCAGCCATCCCGGTTGACGAGTTCGCCACCGACTTCGAGCTACAGCACTGGCACCACCCCTGATGAAAGAGGACAAAATGGCTACCAAGGAAAGCATCGAAATTTACGGCTCCGCTGCCGCCGCATCGCCAAAGAAATTCAGCGCCTATTGGGGCAACAGCTTTTACAACCCCGGCACGAAAGTGGTGGACCGCACCGCTTTCAGTGCTCAGCTTGGGTACGACGAGAAAGAGCTGGCCGAGATTGATGCGCTGGTCGTCGGCCAGGTGTGGACCTCCCACGACTACGGCAGCGCCCACACCGTCACACGCATCCAATGAAGCGGCGATGGTGCGGTCAGGCCCGCTACGGCGGGCTTTTTCACGCCTGCCCCTATATCCCGTCCTCGTAAGTCTCCGGTTCCAGCACACGCTCATCGATGATGATCGGCGGGACCGGGCTCATGTCATAGATGCGCGACACGGCGTCGATCAAATCCTTTTTGGCCGAGAACGGGTAGGTCAGGTATTCCTCGAGGAACCCACGGTTCAGGCTGTACAGGTTCCCCTCATGGTCGCGCCGGCTGACCGGCTTAAAGATCCTGAACGGCTGGCCCTGCTCGCGGATGCGCCGCTGGTTCGCCGTCTCGCCCTGCACCACCGCCGCCAGGTAGAACCGGCGGCTGATGAAATCGGGCTGCAACCTCTGCACGCGGTCATCCTTGGCCTGTGCGCCGTCGCTGGTCCAGGCCAGCTCGATGATCTCGAAGGCCTCTTTGTCCCGCTGCATCTGCTCCTCGAAATATTCGAGGTCCGACTGCATGCCATACCGCTCGTAGCCGACGTACACCGCCTGCACCCCGGGATGGCTGATCCAGTAGCGGCGCAGCCCCTTTAGCGCCTCCCAGCGTTCGCGGAGCCCCATCTTGTGCCTATAACCATCGACCAAATACTTGTTGCCCCCAGCGTCGATCCCCACCACCGCCATCGCCGTATTGTCGCTGCCGCGCTTTTTCGAGTTGGCCGGGTCCACCATGATGTAAATGTTCAAGGTGGCCGGGCGAATGTCGATGAAACTGAGCCACTCGCGCCGGAACATCGCCTCATTGCCGGCAGCGGGATTCATGAGCTGCTGGCAGGCGATGGTGGCCGGTCCCTGCGCCAGTTTTTTGGCGTCCCACGCGGCCTGGGTCAGAAACACCGGCTTGCCGTCCGGCGTGCCGTCGTGGGTCGCCGGGTACAGCCGCACCTTCAAGACCTTGCGGTCGATGATGTCCTGGTAGCTGTCGGCGTAGCTGTAGCGCGTCCCGACGTGCCAGGCCCGCATGTTGCCATCCTCGCCGCGTGCCCCGAGGTTGTCTGACAGCTCCCATGCGCTCGTCGTCTTGTTGACCTGATCCGGCGTCGATACGCTCTCGCGCGTGACCACGTCGTCGTACACGCGCAGACGGAAGTGCGCCCCGGTCGGCTGGCCGTCGACCAGCCCATG